AAGATGTAAGTCTTCATATAGGACTTAATGATAATGCAGTAAAATTTTACAAACATGACGGTAGTAATGCTATCGGAACTAGTACAACAGCGTTCGCAGATGTTACTGCAAATCCAATTATAAATGGATTTTATTGTACAGATTAAAAGACCGAAGCTAAGTCTATAAACTAAGCCTAAACCTGTTTTAATCGGAGATTAATCCTAATGGCACTCACAGAAACCATTGAATACGACAAGATAGAAGTTGTCAGTATATACAAAGCGGTGCAAGTCCGTAAAGCAACTGTCATAAAAAAAGATGGCACAGAAATGGCAAGATCTTTTGAAAGATATGTACTACACGCTGGTACGTTAGATGGTTCTGATAATTTAGTAGATACTGATTTATCAGCACAGCCAGCAGAAGTTTCAGCAGTTTGCAATGCGGTTTGGACTGCAGATGTAAAAACTGCATATAAAGCTAAACTGATAGCAGACAAAACAATTTCAGAATAACTGTTATGAATAATCAAAAACGAATTGATCAACTAAAACTAGAAATGCAAGTAGCAGTTGATGAACACAACAAAATCCAAGAAAAAATAAAAGAACTAGTTGTGGGTCGTGATACTTTAAAGATGAGGGCATACGGCTGTGAAGAACGAATTAAGGAATTACAAATGTTAGAAACTGAAGCAGAGGTAACAATAGAACAAAACACTTAAAATATAATCAAAGTTTTAAAATTATTATGGCTGTTACATGGAATGTCGTTGCTTTAGATGCAACAAAAACTGTAGGAAGTTTATCTAATGTTGTGACTACTGTTCACTGGACTGCCAGTGATGCAGATGGTGAGCATTCTGGTTAT